AATCGAAATCAGATATAATGGGCCGGATTTATGTGTGTAATAACCATAGATCCGACCTATTCATGTGGTTTTGATAACACAGTTTTCAGAAGGGAGTTGATACTATGGAATTGAACACCATTGTCAGTGAAGTGGGTACGCTGGTAGACATTCGGGATGTCTCTGTCAACAAAGAACTTTCTCGTGATGAACGGATTGCAGAATTTGTTCAGCAAATCAAAAATCCATACCATTTTAAGTGTGGACGTTTTACTGTACAAGCCAGTTTTTCTGCTGAAGGTGCTACCCTGGAAGAATGTATCAAGGGTATTTTGCGATAGCTGCAATTTTAAGAAAGGGGCTGACTTTTCCGTAAAAGCATGGTAGAATAAGAATCGGAAAAGGAATTGAATATGGAATAACCACACTTCTTGAATTGCGGGGATTTTTCTGTGCAACGAAAGGAGTGTTTTTTTATGCAGGTTTACAAAGCGATTAAGTACATCCGTCTTTCTTATACGGATGATAAAACAGTAGAAAGTGACAGCGTTGCTAACCAGCGGCGCCTGATCGATGACTACATAGCCCGACACCCGGAAATTGAGGTTGTGGCAGAAAAAATTGACGATGGTTATAGTGGTGTTTTGTTTGATCGCCCGGCATTTCAGGAAATGATGCGGATGATCGAACAAGGCGAAGCTAACTGCGTGATTGTCAAAGACCTCTCCCGCTTAGGTCGTGAGTACATAGAAACAGGCCGTTATATGCGCAGGGTATTTCCAGCCTATGGAGTGCGTTTTATCGCAATTAACGATAATGTGGACACGGAAAATGACGCTGCCGATGATCTCACGGTTTCTGTCAAAAACATTATGAATGAGGCTTACTGTCGGGATATTTCCGTTAAGACACGGAGCGCCCTGGAAGTAAAACGGCGCAGCGGGGATTTTGTAGGTGCTTTTACCATCTATGGTTATGTGAAAGTCGGCGATAAACACAAGAGCCTGGAAGTGGACGAATATGCTGCTAATGTTGTGAGGGATATTTTCAGAAAACGGCTGGAGGGATTCAGCGCTTCCCATATAGCGGATGAACTGAACCGATTAGGAATTCTTTCGCCTTTAGCGTATAAGCGCAATCACGGAATGCCTCATGCAAAAGGTGGCTATACAGACCGAAAGGATTGCAAATGGTCTGCAACTACAATCATCCGCATTTTGCAGGATGAAACTTACACCGGAACACTGGTCCAGGGCAAACAGACAACGCCCCATTTCAAATTAAAAGAGCGTGAGGACAAACCTTCTTCGGAATGGATTCGTGTGGAGGGAACCCATGAAGCGATCATACAAAAGCACGATTTTGATCTGGTGCAACGGCTCCGCAGGATTGACACAAGGACTTCTCCCAAATCGGATAAGGTTTACCTGTTTTCCGGTATTTTGATCTGCGGCTGCTGTGGCTGCCGTATGACCCGCAAGACGAACCGCTATAAAGATAAAGAGTATCACTATTATTACTGCCCGACCGGCAAAAAGAATGGATGCACATCGTCGGTCATGCTGAAAGAGTCGGATCTGATTGAATGTGTGCAGGACAGTTTGAAAGGACATATTGAAAATGTTGCTTCTCTGGATGCCCTGCTGTCCAGTATCAGTCAGGAACGGATCAACCGGGAATTGGCGCAGGAATATGCCGCACAGATCAGAGTAAATGAAAAGCGTGTGGCACAGACCGAGGGCTTTAAGGCAAAACTCTATGAAAATCTGGTGAGTGGAATTCTGACAAAGGAAGAATTTCTCTCTTATAAGCGAAAATACAATGCAGATATTGAACTGTTCCAAAAGGCAATCGTTGAATGGAACGATAAACTTACAGATGTATTGGAAAACCGAAGCGAACGAAACCGTTGGATCAACCATTTTATGAAATTTTCTACTATGGAGGATATTGACCGCCGGGCAGTCATGCAGCTTATCCGAAGCATACGTGTAATGGGTAAAGATGAACTGCATATTGAATTTAATTACCAGGATGAATATCAGAAAGCAATCTCTTTGGCAGAACAGATTGCTACAAAAAATGAAGAAAGGATGGTGGGCTAAATGGCAAGAAAAAGCAGAAAACAGACGGCAGCGCCTATGCCGGCACCATCTTTATATGTACATGTGGCTCTGTATATCCGTCTTTCTGTGGAGGATAACAAAAAGCGGGGCTGCTCAGTAGAAAATCAAAAGCTGGTACTGAATGACTTTCTTTCAGATAAACCGGACTTCGTTGTGTATGATACCTATATCGACAACGGGGCGACAGGGACAAATTTTCACCGCCCTGGATTTCAGCAAATGCTATCTGATATTGAAGCAGGCCACATTAACTGTGTGATTGTTAAGGATCTTTCCCGATTAGGGCGAAATTCTATTGACACAGGTTATTATATCGAACAGTATTTCCATGCTCATAATGTTCGCTTCATTGCTGTTACGGATCAGTTTGATACAGAGGATTCCGGAAATCTTCATGGCGGTATCATGCTGCCTTTGAAAAATATGATCAATGAAGCCTATGCTCTGGACATTGGACGAAAAATCAAAGCACAAGCGCGGCAGGCTATGAAAGATGGCGACTATATTGGTGCACGGGCACCTTACGGTTACAGGAAAGACCCTGATAATTGCCATAAACTTCTGATTGATGAAAATACTGCCCCTGTGGTAAAACAGATTTTTGAATGGGCACATGAGCATGTGTCTCTGAACCGGATTGTCCGCAATCTAAATGAGATGGGGATTCCGGCACCGAGCCATTATAAAAAGGACACTGGCGAGATTACCAGTCCGGGCCTGATTGGAAGCGGCAAATGGCAGACCCGTACAGTGATGAAAATTTTAGAAAGCGAAGTCTATACAGGCGATCTGGTGCAAGGAAAAACAAAGATTGTAGATCATCAGCAGGTCAAGGCTGGAGAAGATAATCTGATTATTGCCAAATGCACCCATGAACCGATCATTAGCTATGAATTGTTTAATGCAGTTCAGGAATACAGAAAACAGATCTGTGAAGAAAGCAAAGCAACTCCAAAACGCCCCTACACGCCAAACATTTTCAAAGGCAAAGTGTTCTGTGCTGATTGTGGCAGAAGCCTTCACCGGCAACGTGCCGAGCGCCGGAAAGGCCCCGATACTTATTGGTTCCACTGCCTTACAAACAGCCGGATAGAAAAAGATAGCTGCAAAGGCGCAACGATGCAGGAAAAGGAACTGATTTCTACTGTTACGGCTATTCTTGAAAAAGAGCTGACAGTTGCGCTGGGAATGTCGCTGCCACTCTTTCAGTTGGAGGCAAGACAAAAACAGGAAAAAGATAAGCTGAAAATTCAGATGTCGGCCAAACGGCAGGAAATTGAAAAAACACGCCGGCTGATCCGTGGTCTATATGAAAATTTTGTGCAAGGTATTTTGACAAATGATGAATACTTTGAATTGAAGGCGGATTATGAATATGCTATCAATGCTCTGTCTGGTGAGATTGAAGTATTTGAAAAATCTATGGACTCCCTGGACAACCAGCTTGCCCGATACCGTGCAATGGAAAAGGATGCAAAAACACTGGCACAGGATCATGTGCTGACTGCAGAACTGATCGAACGGCTCATTGAACGAATTGAGATTGACCACGAGCGGAATATTCATGTAACCTTCCGTTTCAAAAATGAATTTCAGGGAAAGGCGGTGGAACTGTGCGCAACTATGTGATTGCCCTTTATATCCGTCTTTCTGTGGAAGATTTCAAAACCGAAAGTTTGAGCATACCAAATCAAAAACTGATTCTTCGTGAAAAAGCTATGTCTCTGCCGGAATGGGATAACAGTGAGATTTTGGAATTTATTGACAACGGTCATACAGGGACAAACTTTGAGCGTCCGGCGGTGCAGGAACTTTTAACAATGGTTCAGGCCGGAAAGATCAACTGTATTATTGTAAAAGACCTTTCCCGATTTGGACGTAACAGCATTGAAACCGGCTATTTTATTGAGCGGGTATTTCCTCTTTACCACACCCGTTTTATTTCCGTCAGTGATGATTTTGACACAGCTAATTTCAAAGGTGATACCGGAGGGATTGATATTGCTTTCAAGTATCTTATTAGCGAGTGTTATAGCCGGGATATGTCCATGAAAACCAAAAGTGCAAAATACGCAAAGATGCGTCGTGGGGAATATCAGAGTGTCATCTGTCCTTACGGCTATCGCAAGAGTGCAGACGGACGTATGGAACCGGACGAGGATGTTGCCCCGAATGTGCAGATGATATTTCAATGGGCGTCTGAAGGCAACACCGCAGCCGAGATCACAAGAAAACTGTATGCCATGAATATCCCCACCCCTGGGGAATATCGCAAACTTAAAGGCAAGGACTATTACAATGTTTCCCGAACAAACGGCGTTTGGAGTACATCAACGGTCCTGCGTATTTTAGAAGATCAAAGATATATCGGTACCTATGTAATTGGCAAGAGAAAGGTAAAAGAAATTGGCAGCCGACATACACAGTTAAAGGATGAAAGTGAGTGGTTCAAAATACCGAACCATCATCCGGCTATTGTAAGTGTGGATCTATTTGAGAAAGCCAATGCTTCAATTAAGCGTTTCTCTCTGTCAAATAAAAAGCCGCGTGATTATCTGCTCCGTGGTAAGGTGTTCTGTGGATGCTGCGATCATGCAATGTCTCTACGAAATGGTGCGTGGTTTTATTGCCGTCATTCCGAGGTGGCTGAAACGCTTCCTTGTCATGGTGTGCGTATAAAGATGGCAGATCTGGAGCAGGTTGTATTTGAAACAATTCGGGCTCAAATGTGTCCGGCATTGGGAATTGATAGCAATAAGGATAAATTGGATTTGCAGACAGTTCAGCAGGCCGAACATGAAGAAAAACTCCGTTCTATTCAAGACAGCAAGCGGCATCTTTATGAGCAGTATGCACTCGGAGAGATTGATTTGGAAACCTATCGAACACGAAAAGCGGTTTATGACACGGAGCTGGTACAAGCCAAAAATGTTCATGCTGTCATTACTGCACAGACAAAGCAGATAAAAAGTGATTATGAGATTAAGCTGAAACAACAGGAAATTGTTCAGGAAGTCGGAAACGCCAACATGCTGACAAAAGCTCTGATTGACCGGCTTATCAACAAAGTTTACGTCTTTCCAGGAGATCGGATTGAGATTGAATATGCAACACAGGATTTCTTAGAAACAAAGCAATCTGAAAAGGAGGTATAACCGTGAACACCCATTTGAAACAGCTATGGGCAGCTATGAAGCTGCCCGAAAAACTTCAAAAAAAGTTATAAATTTTTTTGTCGTGGGCTTGACATACGGGTGTCTTGTTTCGTGTATGGTGTGGTCCAAACCCAAATCGTTTTGCAGAGGTGTCCAGTAGTTGCGTTTAAAGTTATCGTATTTCAGCGGCTTGCCATTGGTGTTATTCAGAACATATCCACATTGAGAATCGCTGATGAATTTCTGCCAAAACGGCAGTACTTTGTCTGCTATAGGCACGGTTCGTACACCTGAATCGGTCTTTGAACTTTCAACAAAGAAAGTCTGTTCGTAAAGGTTTACATTTGAAATTTTTAGGTCGAGCAATTCGGACACACGCACTCCCGAATAAATCAGCATAAGCACTATTTTTACCGAATCAAGATTTGAATATTCCCACAAAAGATTTATTTCGCTTTCCGAAAACTTCCTGCGTGCTCGTTTTGTTTCATCTGACTTGGCATTGATTTTCAATTTTTCTGCAAGATTATTATGGAGCATATCGTGAAATATGCAGTATTCGTAGATTTTGTTCAACAGAATTTTAATTCGCCTAACCGATTGATAACCGTTGTTGCAGTTGTCGAGAACTCGTTGCATATCAATGATTTTTATATCGGACATCTTGCGATTGTATAACATTGAGCATTGTTTGTATGCCGCATTATACTGCCTTTTGGTGTTCGGATTTGTGTCTTCGGTGATGAACTCCTTGTACCAAAGTTCATGAATTTCTGAAAAAGTGCGTCTTGCCGAATCAACATCAAACGGGTTTTGATTGTAATCAGCAAGAGCGTTCAGAGCTTTCGGCTTGTTGGGAAAGTAGCCTATAACTCTGCGTTCCTGATTGCGTGTTTCTTTGTTGTAGCCTATTGTCACGCAGGCAACCCACGGATTGCGCCTGTTTCCGCTCAGCTTATAAACAGAGCCGTAGCCGTTAGGCAGTTTCATTTTATACACTCCTTTTGCTTAAAAAAGGGTGCAAAAATCCCTTGTGCTTTAAATTACTTGAAAAACACAAGGGATTGTGATACAATTATTTTGCATTAAACTGCATCATCTGCACCCTGTGTAGGTGATTCCGCTCAATTCGACTGGTACTCGAATTGAGCGGATTTTTTTATTTAATTCTATTTAATCGGCAGACCATGGCTGTCGGTGTATGAGCCTGCGGCAATTCTGATTATATCAACAATCCAGCCTATGCCGAAAAGTCCGCCTGTGAAGAGGTAGAGGATACCCATACCTGCTTTACCTGCATAGAAGCAATGAGCGCCGAGCATACCGAGAACAACACACAAAATCAATGTCATACTTTTATCTTTAGGACTGCACAACTGATGATGAGATACAGTCGGAGGGGCAGAGGTCGCCACATTTGGCTGATTATTGATTATGTTCTGAATAATAATTGGTTGCTGTTCTGCTTTGTTTTCGGGATATTCAAGTTCGGACATACAGTAAGGGCAAAGTCTGTATTCTTTGCCGACATTTGCACCGCAATTTTTACATACCATAGATAACACACCTTTCAAATAATAATGTCATAGTGTTTTATTTCTTAATCTATTAAGTTCCTCAATTTCATTTTTTGACAAAGGGACACTTAAATCTTCAAGTTCCGGACAATACATATAGTAACCTATGTAAATTCTGCACTTAGGACATCTTCCCGTGCGTAAAAATACTGGTAAATCATAAACATATGGGTGTGTATTATCTGTTTTGTTTATACTATAAATTTTATTGTCATACCCCTTACAAAAATCACAACTGTTTGATGTAGTTAATTGCATATAACTCAGGTTTAAGTTGTGCATTGCTTTAATTTGTCGTTTAAAGCTTTCGCACTCTTTAGTAAGTATAATGTCAGGAAACATTTCAGGATGTTCTTTTCTTGCCTTATCCTCAATTTGTTTTGAAAGTTCTTTGTTTAACAATTCGGCATACTTTATTACTCGTAGGTACTGCTTTTCAGTAAGGTGCATTTTCTCATATGAAAGAGAATCAGAAATCTGATTAGATTTTAAAAGACATTCTACCGCTAAATCTAAATCTCCGTTCGCTTTGTGATTGGTAGCGGCTTTCTGCAATAAAAACATAACCTCAGAGTTTATACACGGAATGGCTCTTATATTTTCAACAGTGCTTACATCATAACTACCACAAGTAACGGGTATTTTTTCTAAAGAAACGTCGCTTTGATTATCTGATTTTAGAGAATCAACAAATCTTAAATTTTCGTCGGTCAAATATGAACTGTATTTGTTGGATATATCTTCAAAAAAATTATTTATTTTATTTTGCTTGCCCTTATCAGTTTTCAATTTATTGGCAGCTAAAAGAGTGGATTTCCAATATCTAAGAATAAATCTATTTGTATTTTGCTCGTAGTTATTTTTCAATTCTTTTAGTTGTTCTTTTGGTAAAGGGTGTCCTGAAGTTTTTCGCACATTATATTTACAGATTTCTGTTAATATTTGTAAAGCCTTAATGTAATTATTAAAATATGATTCAGGCTTTGCCGAATCTCTTATCCATTTTTCAGCTCCTGCATAATCACAGAAAAGTAAATATACAGCATTATCAGAAGATTCATTTCTATATTCATTGATAAATGGGTTTTCAAGTAAAGCATTTTTAACAGCTTGTGGTAGCTGTTCATTTGCGTCAACTTCTTTTTGAACTTCTAATTCCTTTGGAGTATCTGTTTTTGTAGGAGAATCTATTTGTTGGTGCGGTTCTGTTTTATGTGATTTGAATAATTTATCTAAAAATCCCATATTATCCCAACTTTCTGTAATAAAAATAATGTGCAGAACAGGCACTATAAATTGTAAAAAATTTACGGCTACATCAATAAATTATCTCTGTAAAATTCCATTGCTTCAACCATAAATTTATTTGTGACATTAAAATATTCGGCAAGTTCCCACGGTTCTGTTATGCCGTTGTGAACCGCTTCTTTCAGCTCATCCAAAGGGATGAGCTTTTTTATTGTGTGTTTCTTTACTTTTTGTTCCATTTTCCCTTTTACGGTTAATGGAGTTGTGAATAAATAAAAAGCACCTAAATCTATGTGAACTTCTTCGTGAGCAAGCAAAACTGTTTCCTCGGCAGTAGTTTCAATCTTGCTTTTGTCAAGAACTACAATTCCGTTTTCGTAAGGAAAAGAAAATGCTTTTGCTTTGTCAGTTTTGAAATAATCAACAGTTATCCCTTTTTGTTCACATTCAAAATAAATATCCTCTAAAGTCATTCAATCATTTCCTTTTTGAGATTTCTTAAATTTGATATAGCTAAGTATATCGTTTTTAAAATCTTCGCTTTCTCCTTCCATTTCTTGATAAGCAGCATACGAAAGTTCATCAAAATTTGCTTTCGGAAGAGGGGAAGAAACCTTTCTTGCAACATCTTCAACTAACTTTTCAATCTGCTCGTGCTGTTTCTTTTCTTCTTCGATTTCCTGCTCAGTCATAAGTCTTTCAACAGGAACACCGAGATAATTGGCTATTTTAAGGCGAGTTTGGTATTTAGGTAAAACACCGTTTTTCCAATTGCGTATAGAACCTTTACTCAAACCAACTGCAACCAAAACCGCAGTAACTGTTGTACCGTTCTCTTTACATATTGAATCCAATAAATCAAAGAACACAAAAATGCACCTCTACTTTTGTGCACTTTTCACGAAGTTCATATAAATGCACTTAAATTTCAAAAATGCACTTGCAAAGTACACTTTTATGCACTATAATAAACTTGTCAAGACGATGTGGGGACATTAACTTGACGAAAAAAGGTGTGTGAATGTGCACCAACTTTGTAATCTAATTTTTTTAACTGATTAAATTATAAAGGTATAGTGCACATTTGTCAACCTAAATTATCAATAAAAAAGGAGGTAATAAATTGTGGATTTTTACAAAATTGTGTCAGATATATGCGATAAAAGAAATATAACACTTTGTTCGTTACTCTCTCAATTAGAAATGAGTAAAGCTAACATCCGAAACTGGCGTAATGGCGTTATTCCTAAAATTTCAGTAAGACAGAAAATTGCTGAAATCACAGATACACCAGTTGAAAACTTACTGACGAATGAAGAAAAGTCAGTTGTCAACGAAATTCTTAAAAAGAACAGTAGGTAATACCACACAATCAATAATACCACAATCACAGTCCCATTAAACGGACTTAGCTGAAAAGAGGTGAAGAAAGACGGAAGTAATAATAATTTTAGGACTGCTAATGCTTTGCACAGCTTTTGTTTCAGCAGTATTAGCTATAAAAATAGTAGCCGCCCATTTGTATAAAATAATAGACAGCTACCTTGATAAGCACGACGCTCAAATTATGGATCTGATTAAGTGGGCAAAGGACGAAGACAAACATCAATGAACGCTTTTCCAACAGGAGTAAGTTTTGCAACTCCTTTCTGTAAATCAAATTTTTGATTACTGTTATTTGATTTGTTTGCGGCTTCTATTTGATTTTTGAAATCTACTACTATAGGTAAAGAATCAAAAATCTTATAGACTGAATCATCAGTTAAGTATTGATCATATGCGATGCTTATAAGACCCATACGAGATAAAGACGATAAAGAAATTGATTGTTGCTCAATTGAATCGCAAAACTTATTACTACAAAAAATATTAGTTTGCAAAATTCTATGACCGCCTTTTTCAAGCTCCATCCTTATTTCGCATATTGGCAAATTTTCTTCAACTGAAAAACATTTTAGGTTTTGGGCATCTATAGGCGACATTTGTTGAATGATGTCAGAAAAAGACGGATGAATTTTTTCGATTTTTCTACTGTCGAATGAATTGACGATTAACTTTTCAAACATTTCACGAATTTCGTCTTCATTCATAAGGTATTTCGCTTTTTCAAGAGCAGGTCCAATAATCGATTCTCTCGATTCAACTTTATGTTCTGTTGGAATATTATCTACACCCTTTTGAATGTTAGCTTTAAAGTCTTCCAACTTTTTTTGGCGCTTTAATTCGGCTTTTATTGAAGCATAATGTATGCCACCTACAGTTAAGTTTATGAAATCGGCTAACAGACCACCTACAACTTTTGTTGGTGGATTTGTAAGATTACTTACTGCTTCTGATTCTAAAACAGCTTTTGTAACACCATAAGCAGTATCATTTATGTTTTGGTCACTCATATGTGCACCACCTTTCTAAATAAATAATAACATTATTTGGGTAATAAAGCAATAAAATATCGAAAAGCAGGTGAGAAAATGGCAAAACTTAAACTTATTGACACAAAGGACAAGTTCCTTCTTGAAATTGACGGAACAGAAATTCCGTATGTTACAAGCTATCAGATAACACGAACGGTCAGCGAGGTTGTACTGCTCAAACTGACACTCAGCGTAGCTGATGTTGAATCAGTCGAAATCGTTTCAGATAAAATTACCAACGAAAAATAGGAGGCGAAAAGTATGGACACAGTTCAGATGAACAAAAAAATCAAAGAAATTATGGATAGCAGTGATTTCTATCTGCTTTCTGAGGACGCCGCAAAGGCTATTGGAGTTGCTCCGCAAAAGTTGCGTGAACAGGCAAAGGACGAACCCGAAAAATTGGGCTTCAATGTAATTGTAGTCGGCACATCTATCCGTATTCCGAGAATACCGTTTCTCAATTATATTCTCGGTTCAAACCCGTTGAAAGGAGTGTAACAAATGTGGCATTTAAGAAACTATCCGACACGCAGAAAACTGCTCAAAGATGTGGAAAACCTCAGAGCAGAGAACAGACATCTCAGCATTGAACTGAGAAACGCAAGAACAGACCTTGCACTTGAAAAAACAGCGTCAAGCGGTTATCGTCACGAGAACAGAGAGCTAAAACGCAAACTCAAAGCCCTTGAAACGCCTGAATCCGAAGCATTCAATTTTGAATGTGTGGGGGTTGAAAATGCCAACGACTACAAGGTTGTTTGATGAAAAGAACATTTTGCGGACCTTAGCAAAATGTTTATCAAATATAAAGGTGGGAAAATATTTTGAATTACACTGATTTTATATCCTCAAACGGATACATATGCACTGAATCTGAGTTTGAAATTGCTAAGGCACACGCTAAGAACAAGTTGGCGGTTATTATCAGCCGATTTGGTGATGCAAACGGTGAACGCCTTGAGGATTATTACCTTGAACAGCTTATCAGGGAAGAACTCAGAGCTGAAAGAGTATCAAAGGCGTTGTTTGAAATGCAACTTGCAGGCAAAGAGAAATCCCGCATTGCTTAGGAACAGCAACACGGGATTAAACAAAAAGAAATTTAAACAAGCTCATTATATCATATTGAATCGAAAAATCAATAGTTAGGAGATATTAAAATGTGCGAAGTATGCAGAAGCACTCCGTGTAATCCGATGTGCCCAAACGCACCGCAAGTACTGGTAATGGGGCATTGCAGAGCGTGCAACGCAGAACTCAGATATGATTATACATATTTCAGAGATACAAATGATGATATTTTCTGTTCTCGTGAATGTGCCGAACTTTTTCACGGCATTACCGAGGAAGAATGGTCAATAGATTAAGGAGGTAACATAAAATGACCAAAATTACAGAACCCGTTAATTTGCTTGAAACTGCTGATATGGAAGAAGTAAAAAATCTGTCAACAGTTAATGATGCAGAACCTGATTCAACCGATTTAATTCAGGTAGCTCAGATTCCTGTCATCATCGAGAATCTCAAGCTGGTTAAATCTGAAATTGAGAAAAAGGTAAACACTGCCTGCGAAATGATATGTACAGACGAAAACTACAAGGAAATCAAGAAGTTGCGTTCATCGCTCAATAAGGAATTTGCGGAATTTGAAACTCGCCGAAAAGCGGTTAAATCGGAAATAATAACACCTTATGAGGCTTTTGAAACAGTTTATAAGGATTGTGTAACAAATCCGTACAAAAAGGCAGATTCGGCGCTCAAGGGCAAAATTAACGCTACCGAGCAGGAATTAAAAAGGATTAAATACGAAAAGTCTATGAGTTATTTTGAAGAATATAAGAAATCACTCGGTATTGACTTCGTAACATATGAGCAGGTTAATCTGAATATAACCATGAGCGTATCTCTCAAAAAGCTAAAAGAAACCATTAAGACCTTTTTGGACAAGGTTATGGATGACTTAAAGCTTATCGCAACGCAGGAGCACAAGGACGAAATCCTGTACGAGTATAAGCGGTCTTTGAATGTATCGGTTGCAATAACTTCCGTAACAGAGAGGTACAAGGCTATTGAAGAAGAAAAAGCAAGGGCAGAAGCCGAAAGAGCAGAGCGTGAAAAAGCCGAGCAGGCTGTGAGCAACACTCTTCACGAATATGAACCGTTTGTTGCAAATGTGCCTGAAGAAGTTGCTCCTCCGGTTGAAGAAATATCAGAACAGCCACAGCAAGATGAAAAAGTTCTGTCATTGTCATTCAAGGTTTACGGTACAAAATCACAGCTTAAAGATTTTGCACTCACTGTTAAGCAGTTAATCAACGAAAGGGGATTGCGCTATGAGTAATTATAATAATCAAAACAATCAGATTCAGCAGAGAAAGCCGAAGTTTTCGTCAATGCTCCAGACACAGGCTTTTCAGAAAAGTCTTTCAAACTCAATGAAAGACCCGAAGGAAATTCAGAAATTTACGGCGGCTATCACATCTGTGGTGAGTACAAATCCTGCACTCGAAGAATGCGATGCAGCTACAATTCTTTCGGCGGCTCTTTGCGGTCACTCTCTCGGACTTCCTCCGTCACCACAGCTCGGTCAGTATTATATGGTCCCGTTTAAGGACAGAAAGAATAAGCGTACAACAGCTACATTTGTTCTTGGCTATCGTGGCTATATTCAGCTTGCTATCCGTTCAGGACAGTATAAAAGACTTAATGTGGTGGAAATCAAAGAGAGAGAACTTCTTAATTGGGATCCGCTCACAGAAGAAATTACAATCAAAATGATTGAAGATGAAACAGAGCGTGAAACAGCTGAAACAATCGGATATTATGCTTATTTTCGCTATGTAAACGGCTTTGAGAAAGCTCTTTACTGGAGTAAGGATAAGATGAAACAGCACGCTATGAAGTATTCAGCCGGATATGCAAGCGATGTCAATAAGGGTACAAGTTACACTTTTTGGGCAAAGGATTTTGATGCTATGGCAAAAAAGACAATGCTCAGACAGCTTATAAGCAAATGGGGTATTATGAGTGTTGAAATGCAGACAGCATATGAAGCTGATAATCATATTATCAATGCTGACGGAACTCCCGATTATGACACCGATACCATGATTGATGCAGAAGTTCCTGCTGAAACACCTGAAATTTACAATTCATCTTCATCTGAACCGGATGAAGAACAGTTCTCTATTGATGATCTTGCAGAATGAAATGATTGATTTAGAGATAATAAGCACAGGCTCTAATGGCAACGCAGTCTTTCTTGACGGTCAGGTCTTGATTGACTGCGGAGTGCCGTTCAACAAACTTGTTGAGTGTGAAGTGGTTGACCGAGTTAAATATGTTTTTTTAACTCATCAACACGGAGACCATTGTAATGTTGCTACTCTAAAGCGACTGCTGTCCGAACACCCTTGTATTCGGATAATTTACCCCAATTATCTTTGCAAAAAGCTTTTTTTATTAGGTGATACCTCCTTTCAATACAATTCTTTCATAGTCGCTCAGGATAAATGGTACTCAATCAGCAATATTACTTTTTCAGCAGTACCACTTCGGCATGATGTTCCTAATATCGGCTGGAAGTTACACTTCAACACTCAACAGGGAATATATAAAGTTATATACGCAACTGATACATCGGAAATCGCTCATATAACAGCTAAGAACTACGATTTGTATCTTGTAGAAGCTAACTACTCAAAAACAGAATTACTTAATCGAATAAAAGATAAACGATTGAAAGGTCAATATGTGTACGAAGATAGAGTTCTTCGTACACATTTGAGCAAAGAAAAGTGCGATGAATGGTTGTATCAAAATATGGGTAATAACAGTTTCTTCGTTTATATGCACCAACATGAGGACTTAGTATGATTACATCAGCGAACATAGTATCTTATGACGGATATAACTTAATAGTAAGACCGCATGAGCGTATCGGCAGAGAACTTGCACAGAAACAAGTACATGAAATTGAACTCAGAATTGTTGACGGACGCACGATTTCTGCCGAACAGCGAAGAAAAATATACGCAATCATCAGAGATATAGCATTTTGGTGCGGAGATAATCCCGAATGGATTAAAGAATATTTCAAGTTTAATTTTTGCGGTGAATTTGGCATTGAATACTTTTCGCTGTCTGATTGCGAAAAAAGCGTAGCAAGAGATTTCATAAGCTATCTGATAGATTTTTGTTTCTACCAAAATATCGGAACAAGAGATACTCTGCTTAATGTTACAGATGATATAGGCAGATACTTGTACAGTTGTCTTGAAAATCGTAAGTGTGCAATATGCAATGCACCAGGTGAAGTTCATCATGTTGACAGAATTGGTATGGGGCGAGATAGGGAACAGATTGTACATATAGGATTAAAAGCTATATGCCTTTGCAGAAAGCACCACGATGAAGCACATCGGCACGAAAAAGAGCTGTTTGATAAGTACAAAATCTACGGTATAGAGCTTGATGAATATCTTTGTACAAAGCTGAAACTTAATACAAAAAGAAAGAGGTGATACAGTGAATGGCTGGACAACCAAAGCGAGGGCTTGACTTTGCGGCTTGGGATGTTCACTTGTTCGATGATGATGAGAGATTTGATGTGCTTATTGATGCACAGGGTTGGGACGGCTTTGGAGTATTTTTTTGGATTTGTACCAAAGCTTATGCAACAAATGGTTACTATTATGAGTGGCGAGAAGAAACCAGTGCTGCCACGATAGCGAAACGAATGAGCGGTGGAATTAAATCAGATACGGTAAATCAGGTAGTTAAGCTTTGCTTACGAATTGGGCTGTTTGATAACGGGCTGTTTGATAGGGAGAGCATACTGACCAACAAAATGATGCAAGAACGATATATGTACGCTATCGAAAAACGCTCCGTGCGAGGTCGCACAATAAATAGATTATATTGGCTTTTGAAAACGGAAGAAACAAAGGCTTATATAGTTATACCTGAAAATGAGCATAATCTCTCCGAGAATGAACATAATCTCTCCGAGAACGACACAAAGAAAAGTAAAGTAAAGGAAAGTAAAGTAAATAGAAATAATTATTATGCGATGCCGTCTGCAAATGCAGCCGACACCGCCGGTGAAAATATTTTTATTACATTACCTTTGAACGATAAGAGTAATTATCCAGTTTCAAAATCTGATGTTCAGCACTACAAAATTTTGTATCCTGCTGTTGATGTAGAACAACAATTGCGTTCGATGTTGGGGTGGCTCGAAGCTAATCCGAGCAGGAGAAAAACAAGAACCGGCATTAAAGGTTTCATTACTAAATGGCTTAATAAGGTCCAAGACAGAGGAGGTGTAGGATATGGATTCAATCCAAGCGATAATGTCAAGAATAATGTCACCACAGCGAGCGGAGGAAATTATCCAACGGGCGAGAAAGTCTTCTAAAGAACTCACTCCGAGAGAAAAAGCCGAACAAGAAGCAAAAGTGTTTAACTCAACACCCGGTAAGCTCATTGGCTATGAGTGCGAGAAATGTATGAACCGAGGCTATATTTACCGTGTAAAGGCAGGCGAAACGCCTTTCGGGCAGGTTACATATGATGTGGTTGCTTGCAAATGTGATTGTATGAAAATTCGAGATGAACTTCACAGAATGCAGAACAGCGGTCTTCAAAAACTTCTTAAACGATATACTTTTGAAAGTTACAAGACAACCTCAGATTGGCAGAAATATGTGAAAGATAAAGCATATGAGTACATTGACAAATGCTCTGATTGGTTCTTCTTCGGCGGTCAGCCCGGTTGTGGAAAGACACATATATGTACGGCTATTGTCGGAGCATTACTCAAAAAAGGCAAAGCACCTAAATATATGCTTTGGCAGGATGATATTACCAAAATCAAGCAGGCATCGAGTAATTTAGAGGTGTATGAAGCTCTCATAAATTCATATAAGCAAGCGGAAATTCTTTACATTGATGATTTCTTTAAAACTCGCAGGGGCGATTTTGTCTCAACAGCTGATGTCAATGCTACATTTAAGATTATCAATTACAGATACAATGAAGGATTGCCGACTGTCATAACATCTGAATTATCACTTGAACAGATTTCGCAGATTGATGAGGCTTTAGGCAGTAGAATTTCAGAAATGGCTAATCCGAAAATTTTTATTAAAGCCGATAAAAATAAGAATTACCGTTTTACGAGAGGAAATGAAAATGATGTCTGAAGCACAGGAGCAATGTAAACTCATTAAATGGGCGGATAAATGTGTGCAAATGAAAATACATCCTGAACTTTCAATGCTGTACGCTGTTCCAAATGGTGGCAGAAGAGATAAAGCCGAAGCCGCACATCTTAAAAGGCAAGGAGTTAGGGCAGGTGTTCCGGATTTATGCCTTGCTGTGCCAAAAGGTAAATATCACGGCTTATATATTGAGCTTAAAGTCGGCAACAATAAGACTTCTGAACATCAGGATAAATGGTTGCAGAATCTTTCACGGTGCGGATACGCCGTAAAGGTATGTTATGGCAGTACATCAGCAAAGCAGACAATTGAAAAATATCTGCAATTGGGTGATTGATTATGAAATTGCAGGTTTGTCGAAAGTGTAAACACGAATATCATCCGTGTAGCATACGGAAATGCCCGTACTCTGAAAAAGGTTTGTACATCTGCGTTTACTGCTGTAAGCACTGTAGGTTTTGCAAGCCCGTAAGCACAGGCTTTGTCTGTGAATTTGAAAGGAGAGAAAGCATTGAAAGCGAGAATACCCGTTAAGCTGAAAAGAGAGACTATGGCGGAGATTAACCGCCTTGCAGATAGAGAATATCAGAAAGTCAAGGACAAGGAAATTGCGGACGCCACAAGGCGAATTTTTAAGACGATTGTATTTGCTTTGTATAAGGATTTCGGCTTTGGCCGTGATAGATGCGCAAAGGCACTAAAGTCTATGACCGAAATAATTGAACACTCTGACACTGACGAAGTGTTTTGGGAGCATATCGACCGTGTGGTTATCGACAAGCTGAAACTTGAATTTGAGAAGCGGGACTACACAGACAACGGAAAAGTTGTTAATTTTGAAGGAGACGAAGAAAATGATTGATTGTACGAAAACTACAAACTACTTCAGCGAAAAGAAAAGAATGGGTAGACAGGCGAGCGGAGTGTGCAAACTTAGATGTACAGATTGCCCTATGGGCATGAGGAATAACGGCATAGGTGTTACGTGTTCGGATTTTGAATCATCTTACCCTGAACAAGCAATCGAAGTTGTTCAGAGGTGGAGCAATGCGTATCCGCAAAAGACATTTCTTACGGAGTTCTTGAAGAACTATCCGAACGCTCAGCTTAGAATAGACGGAATACCTAAAGGTGTGTGTCCGTATGCCTTAGGACTGATAAACAGAGATGATTGTCAAAAAAAAGACCATAACTGCGGGTTGCATGTTATTGCCGAAAAAAAGGAGCGTGAAAAACAATGATTGAAAAAGAATTAAAAATCCGTGATTTTTGCGGTGACTATGCATTGGATATACCCGATTATAATGGTAGCAATTTCACTTTGTATTTCAATTCAAAGAAAAACGCCGAAAATGTAAAACGCATTATTGAGATTGACGGAAGCAAACCTAACGAAGCAACCGTGTGTGAAATGCAAGAGATTAAGCACGGAAGTTGGGAATATGACAGCGAGGGTGTCGACTGTGCAATTTATTTATGTTCTGAGTGTGGTAATTTTATTGCTCTTTATGCGGGCGTTTTTAGCGAGGGTATTGATTTGTATCCATATTGCCCTTACTGCGGAGCAAAAATGGATAAGGAGTGAAAATAATGACAAGAACTGAATTTGAAAAGTATTTAGGTAAGGATGTAACAATTACTCTGTATGATGGAGCGATATACGCAGGCATATTACACCAAACTGGCGAAAAAGCTTTTGCGGACAATCCTAATTTATCAGTGCCGTTAAATTTTTATTTTTGTATTGATGAGAATAATGAAGTAGTTAAAAATACTGTATTTAGAGTGTCGCATATCCAGAAAATCAGCTGCAATGAAAAGTTAAGAATGACAAATTTTGAAAGGATTAAATCAATGAGTATTGATGAAATGGCTCGAAGTTGTATAGACTTTTTCAGTTGCCCGTACGGAACTCCGTATGTCGGTTGTCCTATGGAAAAGCGATTCAATAACAGCTGTATTGACTGCACAAAACATTGGCTTGAAAGTGAGGTAGAAGAATGAGAGACATTAAAAATATTACCGTTAATTACGATAACGGCGAAATAGAAACCTTAAATAAAGGTGTAGTTGTTGGTTTTGATGAAATCGACAACGAAGAAGAAACTATCAAGGTCAGCTATCGAATGTGCGATATTAAAGGCAAGGATTTGTATTTGATTGTAAACGCTGTTATTGCGTTGGCACAGAAACTTGGTATGCTTGACGAGGAGGAGCGTGATGCGGATTGACGGTTAAAGATTATTTATATTCGGTCAGGGTTTCGGATAAGCTGATCAGAACGAAAGAACACGAGCTGTCGAAACTTAGGCTGAATATTGCACAGGTATCGGTTAAGCAAAACGAACCTGTTAAGACATCGGGAGTTAATGACCCTATGCGGATTGTTGACAGGATTGCAGACCTACAGGCTGAAATCAATCGGGAGATTGACAATCTTGTACGGTTGAAAACTGAAATTCGCAGTAAAATCAACGCACTTGATGATTACCGTTACATTGCGATTTTGACCGAGTATTACATAAATTGTCATCGGTGGGAAGATATTGCAGAGTGTATGGAAATGAGCGTAAGGCATACCCTGAGGTTGCACGGCGAAGCGTTACAGGCATTCCGAAAAAAGTTCGATTTTTCGTAAAATTATTTTAAAATGTCATTGAATGTCACCCTTACCCTGCGTATAATGGTATTATGAAAGTTTGACAAACAGGACATATGTGAAACTCTCCTAAGATAAAAATTGCACAGACCGCTCTCGTTTGAGGGCGGTTTTGTGTTAATGGGTTTACCCAGTGCCACGCTTGCGTGGTACAAACAACCACCCGCTATGCGGGTGTGCATAAAAAGTTATACAA